CCGTTACCTGTTCGACTTCCTACACTTCTTCTGAATATCTGTCTTACTTGCTGTATCTCATGTGGCAATATATAATCGTTTTGATCTTTTTCAAGTGCAAGAGTAATATAGCTTTCTTCTACAGCATTATCACTACGTTGACGAAAAACACCCAATGCTCTTTTTAGTCCTGTTTCGTAATGAACAGGATCTAATTCAACATCAATCATACCGTCACCTAGCATGGCTTTACAGTAATCAAAAACTTCTTGTTTTGCAGTTTCTATTTGGCTCATATAAGTATTTATCCGTTGGAGATAGATTAGGTAAATAGTTATACCATGCCAAGACTTAGTTTATATAGACCCGAAAAGGGCAACGATTACAAATTTCAAGATAGAACCGTTTGGGAGATGTTCCAAGTGGGTGGAACCGACGTGCTTCTACACAAGTACATAGGACCGGGTACCTCACAGGAAAACACACCGTCTACACCAGTATACAGTCAAGATGATCCTACAAATATTCAGGACATGCTGTTCTTAGAAAACAGAGATCGAAAATACGATCCAGACATTTATAGATTGCGTGGTGTATACAATGTACAAGATATTGATTTTAATTTAAGCCAATTTGGTTTATTTTTACAAAACGATACAGTGTTTGTAACATTTCATATTAACGATACTGTTGAGAAACTAGGAAGAAAATTATTATCAGGAGATGTTATTGAGCTTCCTCATTTAGATGACGAACATGCTCTTAACGATCTTAACTACGCTCTAAAACGTTTTTACGTTGTTGAAGATGTAAACAGAGCAGCTGAAGGATTTTCAAATACATGGTATCCACACTTATATCGTGCAAAATGTAAACCACTTGTTGACTCACAAGAGTTTAAACAAATACTCGATGGTATTGCAGATGTTGAAAGTTTAAAAGGTACGTGGAACGCAGAGTCAACTTACTTTCCAGGTGATATTGTTATTGCACCAAACGGTGAAAAGTATACAGTACTTGCAGAATGTACAAACATTCAACCACCAAATGAAACACATTACAAACTTGCAGATACACTCAAAGATATTATGAGTACGTATGAAAAAGAAATGCAGATTACTCAAGCAGTTCTTAATCAAGCAGAAGCTGATGTTCCGCAATCAGGATATGACACTACTAAGTTCTATACCATGCAGCAAGACATTAAAGGAAATACAGAATTAGTCACAGCTGATAGCAATGACTTATTAATTCCGTCTACTGATACTGCTGGTAATACACTATTAGATGATCAAGGCAACGAAATTTACATGGCAATAACCGCTGATACAGTATACCAAACACCAGATGGTAATGCGTATCCGGGTTATATTATTGGTGATGGATTACCTGAAAACGGTGCGCCGTTTACACAAGGTATTGCATTTCCTCTAAATCCTATGGAAGGACAATTCCACTTACGTACAGATTACAAACCTACACGTTTGTTTAGATTCAACGGAGTACGTTGGAGAAAAACTGAGGATGATGTAAGAACAACAATGAGTAATTTAGGGCCAAGCGATGTAGCTGTTGGTGCTGACTTTGCTGGTAAGGATGCTGCAACTAACAAAGGCAAGGATTCGTTTATCAACAATACTAAAGTTAATAGCATTGGTGGAAAACAAGTAGCAGAAAAACAGAGCTTGAGTAAAGCTCTTAGACCTGAGGCAGACGAATAATGGATTTCTTTTATGACGGCCAAATAAGAAGATACGTAACTCAGTTTATGAGAATCTTTATTGGTTTTAAATATCAAGCAGGCGATAAGTCTGAGCAAACAGTGCCAGTTATGTACGGAGACCTTTCAAGACAAGTTGCAGCATTAATTAGAGAAAACTCTGAAAACAAATTGCCAACAGTTCCAAGAATAGCTTGTTACATTACAGGCATGGAAATGGACAAGACTAGATTATCTGATCCAACATTTGTTAGTAAACTAAGTGTTAGAGAAAGAGATTTTTCTTTTGATGAAAATAACGTAGCTCAGTATACAGGAGCGCAAGGTAATGCCTATACTGTAGAAAGACTTTTACCAACTCCATTTATGTTAAACATGAAAGCAGATATTTGGACTTCAAATACAGATCAAAAATTACAACTGTTAGAACAAATGTTAGTATTATTTAATCCGTCATTAGCTATTCAAGCTACAGACAACTACATTGATTGGACAAGTTTAAGTGTAGTTGATTTAGTATCTACTAATTTTAGTTCACGTGCTATTCCTGTTGGTGTTGATAGTGATGTTGATATTTGCTCACTAGATTTTACAATGCCAATTTATATTTCTCCTCCTACTAAAGTTAAAAAACTTGGTATTGTAAGAAGTGTTATTGCAAACATCTTTACAGAATCCGGCGATGTAACAAATTTAAGTGATTTAATTTATGATGCATCATCAGCACAAGCATCAATATACGCTAATGCACGTTATGGAGTATTATTGTTTAAAGCAAATAATAATCAAGCATACGATTACGAGTTAACTATTATAGATAATGATGAAGCTGTTAATTCGTTAGGATTACAAAAAGAAATAAAAAGTAAAACTACCGAAATTGATTGGACTGCTGTTATAGATAAACTAGGCGGATACAAAGCTGGATCTCGAATATACTTTATGCAGCCCACCGGATTTGAAATGGTTGGTTCATTTGCTATTAATCCGTCAAATCCAAAAGTACTACTTGTAACATTTGATCAAGATACAATTCCAACTAATACAAGCATTGCATCTACAGTTAACGGTGTTGCTGCAAAATCTACAGTTGATGCAATTATTGATCCATATAAGTTTAATCCAATTACAACCTGGGGAAGTCATAGTGCTATTCCGTTAGGTACAAGATACCTTGTTCTAGATGACGTTAACGATAGTGAAAATGTTGGACAAAGTTATCGTGAAACTCCGTACAACGAAGCTTATGACGGAGCTGATGCATGGAAAGGCACAACTGGTAATGATCCTATTATTGTAGCAAACTCTATTATTGAGTGGAATGGTACAGATTGGATTACACTAAAAGATCCAAACACACTTGTTGCTCCAACATACTTCCAAAATTTAAAAACAGGTATTCAATACAAGTGGACAGGAACTGAATGGTTAAAATCTTTCGAGGGAGAATATTCATCAGGATTCTGGAGAATAGACCCCAACCCTAGCTAAGTATCGTTATGCAGAAACGAGCAGGCTTATTATATCTTTCATTAGACACCCAACGTATACTTCTTATATTAGAAAACGAGAAGTGGACCGTACCAACCTTTGCAAAGAAAACTTCAGTAATTGACGATAGTACAGAGTTACAAGGTAAGTTTGCTAAAGGTAAGATTGTACCTATTGAGTTATATCTCAGCCAAGACAAAGGGTTTGAATACGGAACATATATGTGTTTAGTTGATCACGAATTTTTAACAATCAATACTGCTACGTTTTGCTGGAGTGATTTAAATTACCTACCCAAGAACCTACATACCGGGTTACGGAATACATTAAATAATAGTCTAATTAGAACAAAGATAGAAACTATTTTGGAGTTAAACAAAGATGCTAACATTATCTGAAGCACCGGTCTTTCTAAATGAAGTACAAAAATTTCAAGAAAGAATTGACCAAATATCTAATACCGAAGCTGCTGTTTCGTGCAATAATTTATTACAGAAGTTAATTACTACAGTTAAAAAAGTAGATGAGCTTCATGGTCAATTAGCATTTGAAGCCACTAGTGCTGACAGAGCACCTGAAGCTAGGCAAGACATTGCTGTTATTAGAAAAACACTTGATAAGAAACTTAAAGAACTTAGAGTTTAAATAGCTGCTATAGATTTAATAAAAATCGATCCTACCATAGCAGCATGATTAGTACACTGATATCTATACCCGCCTGATAAACTAGATGGAACTTTCCAATACAACACTCCGCTAGTTGCTCCGTTAGCAGCAGCACCTGTTGTAACAGTGCCACTATCTGATACGTGTACTAGTCCAGTATTATATGCTGTACCAATTGCGTTTTGAATTTGGAAAGGATGACTGGCGCCTGAGGTAATTCTAAATGCAATAGTTGTTCCGCTTATAACATATATTGTAGCGTTATTATCAGCATATTGATCAAACAAGTATGCCGATGTACCTATATTAGTAACCACTAATTTAGTAATTGCAGGCAAATACACATCAGCTATTGTTGTTCCTGAACTAGCTACATCTGATAGTGATGCAAATGTAGATGCTACACTTGCAGCAGGAGTAAATGTAAATACACCTGTGCCATCATTATAAGCTAAACTACCAGCTCCTGAAGCAGACGCAGTTGTTACACTTAAATCTGTTAATGATATTCCTCCGCCTCCTCCACCCGATGATGCAAAAGTAACTGTGTCTGTTGCAGCATCTGTAGTAATAGTCATACCAGAAGCAGCAACTAAGGTTAGTGTATCTGATGTACTATCTGCTAAAACATTGTCTTGTCCTGCAACTGATATAGTAGCAAACGACATGCTCGAAGCACCGCCTCCGCCACCAGAGATAACGATGTTCCAAGTCGTACCGTCCCATTGCCATGTAACGCCACCGCTTGAATACTGAGCTCCTTCTGAAGGACTGTTTGGAAATGCTAATGCCATAATATTTGTTCCTCTACTGTATTTATACTATACGCAAATTAGTTATAGTAACGCCACCGCTTGTTGCAAATGGTTGACTTGAGTTGTATTTGTTGTATAAAATTTTACCTGCTGATCCCATAATACTAGTGGTATATTGATTGTAATCAGTGCTTGAGCTTGTTGTAAACATTACTGCAGGTGCGTTTCCTTCTAACTTTTGTTTAAGTTGTGCAGGTGTTAATGTAGGATCTACTTGTAAGTTTAATGCTCCTACACCACATACTTGCGGACTTGCCATACTTGTACCACTAATAGATTGTTGTCCCCAACTGCTGTTTAATTTATATACTGATGGTCCGCCAATTTCTGATATGTTTGAACATGCACTAATAATATTTGTTCCGGGTGCCCATATAGTTACAGCAGGGCCTTTCATGCTGTCTGGCTTAGTTACATCTAAATTGTTTAAAATTCTGCTATCGATATTGCCTACGTTAAATGCTCCTGTTGCATATGGAGAAGGCGGTCTATGATAATTGTATGTTCCGGCAGTAAATGTAACATTATTATTGTAATCGTCTCCGCCACTAACATCAACTTTATAATAATCATTACCTGCTGCAATACAAACATGTATACCATCATTAATCATATCTGCAACTTCAGCATCAACGTATGCTACTTGGACAGGAATTTTCCATCTTGTTCCTACAAAAGGTACAACACCTACGTTTGCCCATACCTGGTTAACATCAGCGTAGTCAGTACCGTAAGTCCATGCTGCTCCTCTGTAGTTTCCAGATACTGGAGTTTCTGTATTAGCAATGTTAGTTCCGTATCCCCAACTCATGTTAACAATAGTTGGTCTTTTAACTTTTGTAATTGGATCAATAGGTTTTTTGCTGTGCCATAGTCTAATACAATCAAATGAATTTACAATACTAATACCATCATTAGGATCTGCTGAGCCTTCAAGCCCTCCTAATTTTTGTGAATATATTCTTGCACCTTTTGCCCAACCAAAGGTTTTACCTGCAACTGTTCCTGTAACATGTGTTCCGTGCCCGTGCAAGTCTGTATAAAAAGTTGTATCTTGTGTTCCTGTTACAGTACTTTCTTTGTACCAGTCAATTTGCTGTAGTCTTGAACTTGATGTATTTGAAACATATCCTGACGATCCTGCTGCAAATGGATTTCCTGTATCGCCGTCTGGGAAAATACTTTGTAAAACATCAATGTCAATTTTTTCAATTACATCTTTAATATGTGTGTTAAACAATCCATAACCTAACGGATTTAGAGCTTGTACACCTGCTGGAGTACGTGCAGAGTCAACCCATTCAGGAGCCAAACTGCCACCGTCCCATAAACTTGTATATTCAAACATTGCAAAGTTTAGTAGATATAAGTATTCTTTTACTGCTACAGGAAATGTATCGGCGTCTGTTTTCCAGTTAGGTGCACCACTGCTCGCTGCATCCCATATATTGTTATCTTCTGCTTCTTTCATTGCAAGGAACATTGGGCCTGTTGCCCAGTCTGAATCAAAGCTAGGATACATTTTTAATTCTCTAGCTTCAAGCCCATATTGATGTATTGTATGAAATACATGTTCTATTACTTCTGTTATATCGTTGTTGCCAGTACCTGGGGTGCCACCTGAATTTAAATACCAAACCATATCGTTAACAGCATGGCTATCTAGAAACCCTTGATAACCGCTATAACTACCAATGCCACTGTCAGTTAACCAATTAGGTGAGTAACTAGCACCACCG